CTTCCCATTTCTCCCGCTCGTTATCAAGCAATACACCGCAGAAACTTTCCCTATAAGCTCTATTGGCAGAGCATTTTTCTTGTCCGTAATTAGACTTAGGGCAACAATCACATCCCATATCCTTTGCATTTTTCGTTAAACACTGAATCTGCCTGCTGAAATTGTTTCGTAAAGCGGTTCTCTTTATACTCTCTCTTGAAAGTCGCATGTGCTACTTTCTGTGTAGTGCAGCCTACCAGTGAGGCGGCAGCAAGAACTAGTAGTATTTTCTTCATATCTATTCAGTTATACTCTATTTATCTCATCATTGATTCTGAACATACTGTCACTTATGAAGTCGTATATCTTATACATAAGTTCAGGTTCTTCCTTTTTCGGGGAGTAAACCATCACCCTTTTACCTGCACCTTTCATCCATCCGGCTTCTGTGTTAGCAGACCGACCACAAGGAAGAACCATAACGCAGACATCAGCCCACTGCATACCGTTGAAATCTGAATCAAATCCTTTTTGTGCAATCGGATGATTGAGGGCTTCTCTATATTGCGCTGTTGTCCAGTACTGCCAATTAGGATCTATATCAGACCATTTGAAACCACCATTGCCATGAGGGGGATTTTTAAAGTCATAGACCTCATGTCCTAAATCACGGAGAATATTTACAACGTCCTGTTGAAATACATTTCTCCAGCTACTTGCTACATAAATTTTTGCCATATTATTTTTTATTGTTATTTTTGAATTTCATTTGCAATATTGCAAATGATCTATTGTTTTAAGTATGAAGAATAAAGGTAATTATGACAAGCTCATTTCATCAATAAGTTTACTAATGGATAATCTTCGAAACGGAGGATATTCTAGCACTTACACTTACTCTGTATTTCAGAACCTCAATGACATTAAGAAGGATTTATCATTGGTTATTGATCCTGAAGTAGACTCAACTTATAATAAAATAGGTCCAATCATCAATAAAATTAATTGCGAAATTCATCAATTAAAAAAAAATGGTATTAAAACTACTTCACCGAAATTGACTTCATTATTTAATGAAGCCGGACCAATAATTTCGCAATGTAAAACTCATTTGCATTTTGCTGAGAAGAAAACAACTACCAAATCTTCTGACTTTTTCAACACATCAAATAGCCTTATAAATTTTAAATCAAATACAAAAAGTAAACTTGAAAGAGCATCCTATATAGCAGCTATTATTGGAGCTATAGCAACTGTAGTCGGAGTTATCCTTTCAAGGCTAAAGTGATTTTAATAGTTCTTTTTTTGTTAATTATGATGCTATCTTTTTGCGGATTAAACCGATGTTCTTTTTCACCAGTCCGATAATCCTATCATGGTATTCGGTAACATTATTACATACTCCACGAGACTGTACGATATCAAGTGTTCTCAGATTGATTTCTATAGTTTCAATGCGTTTGTCACCGATGCGTGCCGACATGACTAAAGAATCCTCTTTTCTGTAATACTTGTTAGCAAAAACGCAATGGTGCATTTCCATACCTTCTTTCAAGAAATCCATGACACTGGGCAGAACACAGATCCGTATAAGATCATCACCAAAAGCGATATCCAGAAACTTACCTTTCAACTTCTGGTATAGTTTCTCATCCTTTAAGGCCTGTTGCAACTTCTTTTCTGCTGCAATCTTAGCATCTAACTTTATCTTAATCTTCATCACCTCATCATGGGCCTTCTTTAAATTTGCGGGGCATAAATATTTAGGTGAACGGAGGTCTCTTCCAATGGCGTCAGACATTTCCAGATAATCAAAATACATTCTCAGATCAATTCTTTTGCTAACCTTGAAACCATGCCGTTTTGCTATCTTTATCGCTGGCCAATACTTTCCTACCTGAGTTATATTATACTCCATATATTCCAATAATTCCTTTTCTCCCTGTTTGATTAACGTTTCTACAAATGGATATCGTAGAAGCATCTTGAATAGAATATCAGGAATTATGCCATGATAATTATCATCAATTCCTGCGTATTTCAGTTTTGGAAGCAAACGAAGGGTTTTGATATAACTGGCCCAAATGTGGTATTTATCTTTTATGCCACAATCTGACCGTATTTCCATGTCTGAACTCCAATACCAATGGTCATAAGCTCCATAACAATAGCTGGATGATCTGGACATGATTACTTCAATACCTTTTGGAGATATCCAGTTCTGAACAGCTTCATTGATCTTCAATTCGGCAGGTTGACCAACGCGACAGGACTTGGAAATAACATAATGCCTTAGTACTTGGAAACCTTGGATTGTAGTGATGATAGTGAAATATTGAGGCTGAGGTGAATATTTAAGTTTCCGGCAACTTGTTACCTTTAAGTGCTTACCACAACATGGACAATGCGTTCCTAATAAGGAATATGATAAGTACGATTCTTTGGCTTCAAAGACGTTTCCGCACTCGGTGCACCATATCTTTTTAGCTCTGTAGAAACCTTCCAAAGTGAAACAAACCTTTTCGGCCCATTTCTTTTGATAATCGGTAATGACTGGAAGTTTAGAATGAAGCACTACCACCTGTTTCTGTAATTTAGTCTTTGGTTCCATGGTATTAGAATAAACTCATTTGTTGATCTTCGGGTACTTCTTTCTTGGCCCGTGACGACTTTTTTCTGAGTAAAGCATATTGTTCTTCAGTCAGACGTTTTATAGCAGCTTCACGGGCTTTCTTCTTGTTTAATTGGCTTGGCTACTGGAGTAGAAACTGAGGTTTTAACGTTAGCTGAGATCTTGTTTACCTTGATGTCATCTTCATCATAATAATGGATAACCAATCCGAACACTTCTTCATCGGACATACATACGGCATTACCTCTCTTCTTAGCTTCTCCCATAATATAGGAACAACATTCATCTATATTCTTACCTTCCTTCGCATAAGATTTTGCAAATAATTCATCCTTTTTAGCCTGATTATCCAGATAAGACTGGATAGCTTCTTTCAATGGGTTTTGTTTACTCATAGCACTTTTTATTTAGAACATTAATAATTCGATTTCAAAACACAGAAATATGATAGATACACTCAATCGATATCCACCATTTCTGTTTTTATTTTCCCAGAATACCCCAATAACTGGAGTTAATAGGGCCTTGTCTCTATTCAACCTTAGTTTCATCATTATCCCCTTCCTAAATTTTATCCTTGAACATATCCATAGCGAGGTTTAACATCTGCTCTTCCTTACTTATTGTTGATTCCTCCACAACATCATCCGTTCCTGTTACATCATTGCTGATCTCCTTCTTTGTTTGAATGACTTGATACATATATTCATCAATCGTTCCTTTTCCCAACAGATAACGGCAGAGAACCGCATTCTTTTGCCCATTACGATGTGCTCTGTCTTCCGCCTGGCAACAATCTGCATACGTCCACGGGAACTCGATAAACAATACATCTGAACTGGCTGTTAGCGTCAGACCTGTACCACCAGACTTGTAGTTAAGCAAAATGATTTTCGTTTTCTCATCCGTCTGGAATGCATCTACTGATCTTTGCTTTTGCACATCATTATCTTTCCCTGTGACAGTAACCGCATCCGGAAACGCTTCATACAATTTGCCTATTACATCCTTCAGGAACCCGAATACAATCAACTTACTTCCACCATCTACCGTATCATTAATCAACTCAATAGCTTCTTTTATCTTTCCACGGGCAGCAACTTGTTTCAAAATGGACATCTGTACCATTACTTGACCTCTCATTGCCTTCTGAATCTTTTCATCATCGGCTTTCTTATACTTACGTAGATACTCAATCAGATTGCGTTCAGCAACATTGTATTCATCTCTATTCGTGATGTCTACTGTAATATACATTCTGGTTTTATCCGGTAGCTGAGTGAGCACATCCTTCTTCAATCTACGGAAGAAACAAGCCTTTCTTAATTTCCAATTCAGTTCCTTTGAGTTGCTTGATTTACTGATTCCGGAACAATACCTTTCCGTGAAATACTTATAACCTCCAAAATCATCTAAACGATCCAATATCTTCAACTGCTGAATGAGATCGGTATTGTTATTTACTACTGGAGTACCTGTAAGTAGAAATATCCATTCTTTCCCTTTACATATCCCTTCGACAAACTTACTTTGCTGTGTTTTGCTGGACTTACATTTCTGGCTCTCATCAACTATTACGGACCGGAACAAATCTACGCGGGAATCAAAGCAAATACTTTTCAGGGTGAATCGACTGGATTCTTTGACACCAGACACAAAGAACTTTTTCAGGCTCTCATAATTTGTGATGAAGACTTTACACATTGGTTGCCCTTGCTGATTCTTCATCTCCCAAAATGACTGCCAGGTCTGCCGGTTCTTATCATCCAAGATCACCGCTTGAATACCTGCGAACTTCATAAATTCCCTTTGCCAATTTAGTTTCAATCCTGAAGGGCAAACAATAAGGCACGGCCATGCTTTCGCTATCGAGACCGTGCCTATTGCCTGCATCGTTTTGCCCAATCCTGGCTCATCACCGAAGAAACAACGCTTATGAATGAGAGCATACGCAATTCCTTCCTTCTGGTAATCATAGGGTTCAACTTTTAAACCATGTTCAACCTGTAATTGTGGCATGGGAGGGAGTGTATAGTCCTGTACAGGCTGTTCCTCTTTGTAAGCCTTGACACCTCCACAATATCGATTTTGAACTGCCCAATCAGCCATCACTTTTAGATAATTGTAATCATCAGTGCTTACCTTCCAGAACTTACCATCCATGTTCCATTCGGCACTTGGTATCCTCTTCACACACTTCAACATCATAGGGTGAAAGTCGAATGAAACCTTATAGCAATTCGGAGTGAGTACAATCTTTAAAGGACCTAACATCTTACGCTGCGCTCTTAGTTTTTTTGGTTTTCTTCATCTTCTTCACTTCCTTCTCCGGCTGCGGAGCTTCACTGATTGCGATATCCGCTTGTGGAATATCAACACCACCTGTCAGAGTTTCAACAGAACCATCAAACGGTGTACCGTCTCCATCTTCAAATAATTCTCCCTGTTTGATTGCCCATTTCTTTTGCTCAATATATTGCCGGACTTCAAATTTGATATTCTCTATCAATTGATAAAGGGCATCGGCATATTCATACTTATCCGTCTCTCCATCAAGCATAGCAGTAGGGCTATTCAGGTTCAGAACCTTGCCTGTTAACAACATCCGGCAGCCGGTGATCTGGATTCCATTATTTATGCTATCTCCGGAGATACTGACACCCTGAACAGATAATTTCACCGGAAGATCATCCTTCGCTCTTACCTCTGACAACGTACTGTTATACGCTTCTCTCTGTTCTGTCAATACTGCAAGGTGAGGTATCAGCGCATTCATCGCTTCTCTCAAATCCTTGTGAATGATATTTCCTCCCTGATGCGTTATCACATCACCATCAGCATTAGAATACACTACCATACAGGTGTTATCCTTCGTGATTTTCACTTTTTGAATTTCCATCTTAAATAATTATTAATTAATAAAAAGAGCGAACCAAACGGCCCGCTCATCTTCTTCCATATTCTCCCACGAAACTTTCATAGAACCGATCAATCGGTAGGGGTAGATTAATACCGAGTTCCATCACTGCATCTACTTGAATCTTCGTCATGAAGTCCGACATCTGTTTGGTATTCAGCTTGGAAGAAGTATCATATATCATCACCTCCTCACCATGAACGAGAGCCAAACGGCTCAGGAACTTCTTACAATAATACAGGTAGATATCATTCTTCGGTGTACCTGTCTCATCCTCAATACATCCGAACCACATCCACATCAAATCATTCTGGCTTATTGTTCTTTTCTCTGAACAACGAACGATACTCAACTTATATCTGCCATTTCTGAGCTTAGAACATAGATAATCATGCTTTGTTAGTATCGCTTCCTCTGCCATTATTTCCTTGGTGTTACTCTTATACTACCTTTTACTGCTGTCTCCTTCAAATACATCTTATAAATTGCCGGCTCACATTTCTCCAGCCCCTTCGTATCGAGCGACTTCTTTGTGGTGGGCATCACCCGTGATACGATAAACAACTCATGCTCACACTTTGATTCTCCGGTTTCTTCCATGTATTGATACAATTCTTCGGAGATACGTTTCTTTTCCTCTGTGAGCTGTTTTATCTTCCCATCTAATGAGATAATAGTCTGAGCTCTTTCAAATACTTCTACAGGGATTATTTGCCTGCTATCTGGCAAAGGAATTTCAGAAGATATAAATGGTTCACCCTTCATCTCACAATCAAACAACTTCTGTATCGTATCATTGTCGATTCTCTGAACCTCTTTCAATTCTTTCACTTCATTCCTCAGCCAGATAGCATATAACTTCTTAACTCTCAGATGAGGGTTTTGCATCTCAAACATATAGGCATAGATACTCAACTGCCAACTCAGCCAATCAATATCAAGCTTTGCCGTGGTTTTTATATCAGCAAGATATACCTCATCATCATTTTCTGATTCACCGTCAAATATGACATCCACACTACTTGCAAAAGCAAGCTCATCTGAAATGAGATATTCATTCGCTATTGGCTTCAACCCATGCTCTTCTTTCAGGAGTTTATAATTCTTCGCTTCCAGAATCACCGGATCAATACCTAACGCATCCACCAGCTCACATTGCTCATGTATCAGCGTTCCCCTTTTTGCCGCTTTTTCCAGAATTTCCTTTGGTATATCATCATACTTGTTCTGGAAAAG